TTATTGAGATGGCCGCCCAGGTGATCCGGTAATACGCCGTCCTGCGATGATGTGTCCAGGCTTTCTGAACCATTTGCCGTTGATGTTTGCATTGATATATTCATCCTTCTCTAGCACGTCACGTCGAAATTGCTCTCTGACCTCAGAGTAGTTTACATCACCTTTGGTAGAATGTACAGAGATAATCCGGCGGTCGAACCTAAGTTGCCCAAATTCTTTCACAAGCGCCTTAATCTCATCGGCCGAACCGTAGTAATCTTTCCAATCGCTTTCTTCACGCTTTCTTTTCAATGCGCCTTTCTTCTTACGCATCGACCAAAAATACTTGCGACCCACATACATCTTACCAGTTACCTTGTCTGTGATCAGGTAGACAAAGCCGTAGGATTTTCCTATGTCTGCGCTTGTGAAAGGTTTGTCATCAAATAACCACGGATTTTCATAATCTATCATACACGAGGAGCTCCTTAGTCCTCGTCTATGTATCCTTCGTCATCGTCATCGTCATCTTCTAAATCCAGAGGTTCCCCGCAGAACGGGCAGAACTCTGGATTATAGATGATGCCACCCTGATCTGAATGATAGACCAGGGTGAACTCGGCGTCACATGAGGAGCAGGTATATTCATCCTCTTCTTCGTAGTCAGCTACCGCTTTGACTTTCTTTAGCATTTGAATAAGCCTCCTCCCAAGATCCAGTGAGACCAGCCACCTCATATTCGGTCACACGGTTTTCGAAGAAGTTCGTGTGGTCGGCCCCGTTCAGAACCCACTCAAGCCACGGAAGGGGGTTATCCTTAACCTTGAAGTTAGGTTTCAACCCTAGCTGGAGCAGACGTCTGTCGGTTATATAGCGGATATATTGCTTGACTTCATCGGGTGTTAGACCTTGAACTTCACCCATCTTATAAGCTAGATCGACGAACTTGTCTTCCAGCTTCACAGCCTGTCTGGCCATCTCATAGATTTCAGACTTAAAGCTGTCATCTACAATTCGTGGATGTTCGGCGCAGAAGGTGCGGAAGAGGAATGCATTGCCTTCGACGTGAATGCTCTCATCACGGATCGACCATTCAACAACCTTACCCATACCCTTCATCTTACCATATCGCTGAAAGTTTAGCAACATTACAAATGAAGCGAATAGAGCGACACCTTCATTGAATACGGACTTAGCTAGTGCAAGACCGACACCGCGCTTCGTAGTCGTGTCAGCCTCAGTCATGAAGTCGATCTTGTCAGCCATCTCCTTATATTCAAGGAATGCTGTATATTCTTCATCAGGAAGACCAAGCGTATCATTCAGAAGTGCATAAGCACGCTGGTGTACGCCTTCTCGCGCGGCGAATGAGCCGAGCATGTTTCGCACCTCATTATTCTTAAAGTTGGGCACGAACAGGTCGTAGTAATTCTTGCCGACTGCGACGTCAGACTGAGTGAAGAGTCGCAGGATCTGCGTGACGAACTCCTTGTCGGTCGCAGACATCTTACCAGATTTCCAATCTGTGACATCTTCTCCAAGATCAACTTCATCTTCAATCCAGTGCGCCTTCTCATGGCGCTGTGTGATTTCTACGGCCCAAGGATATTGAAACGGCTTATAGACCTTGGAAAACTCTAGAAGTCCTCCGCGCTCTTGCTTCACCATCTTGTCACCATATGCGACAAGTTCTGTATATCCACCGATGCGCTTACCATCGATGAATATCTGAGGAACAGTATTCACCTTATGCTGCTGATAGAAAGCATACCGCAGCTCCTCATTATCCATACGATCTTCTGTATATGAGAAGCCGCGTCTAGACAACCATTCCTTCGCCTTATCGCAGAATGGGCAACCAGTCTTAGTTACGATGCGAATATCCATTGTTTACCCCTGACATGCGACACATTCTTCCTGTGTCTCTTCCTTAATTTGTAATTCTGATGTATCAATCAGCTTATTACGCTCAACCTTCTTCGAAACATTCTCTGCGCGATTTGAAGATTCTGTGCGTAGATAGTATAGTCCCTTACAACCAAGCTTCCATGCAGCAAAATGAACCTGATGCAATAGCCCACGAGATGCGCCTGCAGGGAAGAATAGATTGAGCGACTGACCTTGGCAGATCCATTTCTGGCGCCAAGCAGCCTGAGTCACAATCTCCATCTGATCAATCTCGATGGCCGTAGCGAAGATTTGCTTCTGATGTTCGCTCAGGAAATCGAGATGCTGAACAGAACCACCATTTGTGATAATGCTAGACCACACCTCATCGGTGTCTTTGCCGATTGAAGCTAGAAGCTGTTTCAGGTATTCATTTTTGACCAGGTGAGAGCCAGCGCGAGTGCGATGAGTAAAAGCATTTGCCTTCCAAGGTTCAATAGAGGGTGAACAGCCATGAATAATTGAACTATTTGCATTTGGCGCAATCGCAATCACATGGGCATTACGCATACCCGTGCCTTCCATATCAGGCGCTTCGCCGCGTTCACGACCTAGGATTCTCGATTGCTCACGTGCCTTAGCAAAGATATCGGAGAAAATCTCCTTATTGATCTGTCTTGCGATTTCGCTTGCAAATGGAATTCCACGTTGCTGATAGTAAGAATGTAGCCCCATCGCGCCAAGACCAAGCGACCTCTCGCGTTGCGCTGAAAAACGCGCGCGTGAAATCTCGTCCCCCGCATTGTCGATGAACACCTGAAGCACATTGTCCAGCATCGTCACTAGGTCTTTGACTAAACCAGTGTTCTTCCACTCGTCGTACTTCTCTAGGTTTAACGAAGATAGGCAACATACTGCGGTCCTTTCCTCACTCGTCGGTAGATGAATCTCATTACAAAGATTTGATCCGTGAATCTTTAGACCACGATCTTTCAGAGCCTGAGGAAGTGCTTCATTGGCCGTATCGATGAAATTGATATATGGCTCACCCGTGCGATATCGAACCTCAAGAATGGTTTCCCATAGCTTGCGGGCTCGCATTGTCTCACGGATAGTATCATCATTCGGGTCACGTAGGTGCCACTCGCCATCGTTTTCTACGGCGCGCATAAACTCATTTGTGACATTGACGGCGTGGTGCAGATTCATACACTTACGGTTCACGTCGCCAGTCGGCACACGAATCGTCAGAAACTCCATGATATCCGGGTGAGATACGTCAAGATATGCAGCATATGAACCCTTGCGAGTCGTGCCTTGACGATACGCAGTCATGTCGGAATCGACGGTATGCAGAAACGGGATCGGGCCCGGCGCGATATCAGAGACAGAGCGCACGGATGACCAGTGACCACCGACGCCACCACCCTTGACCGACAGCCAACGCAGCTCAGCCGTATGGTCAATCAGACCCTTGAGAGTGTCTGGCACATAGGTCAGGAAGCAAGAGATCGGCAGAGCCTTCACCTTCTCACCTGGCAATGCTGCATTAGACAACACTGGAGATGCAAACATGAACCAGCCTTTAGACACAGCATTATAGATCCGCTGTGCTAAGGCCATATCTCCGCCAGAAAATGCTACAGAGGCACGTGCAAATGACTTCTGTGGTGTGTCTTCGTCTTTACGGCAATAATAGTCTCTTAGTAGTGTGAGCGAAAACTCCGACAACAAGGAGTCCCGCGATGTGTCAATGAACACACCTAGGTGATCTATTTGCATATGTGCCTCCGGTATTAGATGTTGATGATATTAGGGAAGATGCGAGCAATCTCCCTGGCACATCCTAATGCTACTTCACGATGCTCTTTCTGAGTCGAAGGATCTGTACGAACCTCGATATAATGTAGCCAAGAACGGATGGAGCCCTTCATATAGATGCGAGATTGTGTCAATCCCTCAGGTAATACGGCACGTGCCTGCTCCTTGGCAATGCCGTTGTCGATAGCCCATTTATATTCTCGTTCAGCAGCAAATAGTGCGCGTTGCTGCGAACGATACCATTCATTCTGTAGGTGAACATCTTCAACGTCAATGCTATTCTGACGATTCTTATTATCTTGAAGCCTGGCCTCGCGCGTGACAAACTCTAGAGATTTAGTCGGGTCAGCATATCTCTGACTAAACTCTTGAAATGAGAACGAGCGATGCCGAATGATCTGATGTGTGATGTCTCGCGTAGTCACGATCTCAAGCGTAGCATCGACCATCTCTAGCGGAGACCAATGTTTATGCTTCGCAAGATAAACAACAAGCTTCTCCGCAGTCTCACTATTGTACTGATTGCTAGGGTTTGACACCCTAGCGCAGAAAGCGACAAGCTCCAAGGCATTTGTAATACCTTGTTGGGCTATGTCATCCACAGGTTGAGTATATGAAATTAGCTTTACAGTAGGCCCACCCATTATATCCTCCATTAACATTTCTTCCAGTCACGCAGAGCTAGATTCAAAGCTAGCCCGTGGTGGGTGCAGGTATTTAGCAGGGCCACCACCTCTGACGGGTCCACCCCATCCACCACTGACTCATTGATATCTTTATATTTCCATGTCGAAGGCCAAACTACCATAGGTATTTTTCTTGTAGCCATCTTTTGCACTTGATCGACCACCTGCTTGTTTCTAGGCTGGTTGTCGAACACAAGCACCGCCTTGTCACCAGGTATGTAAGATAGAGCCCGCACCATGTCTGTTCCACCTGGTGCTATCGAGTTAGGCACCAGCATCGAGTCAAACGGACCCTCCATGACATAAACCGTCTTGCTCAGATCAACCCTGTCAAGGCCGTAGACCAGAGGCTCATTGTTCACGCGCACTGTCACATATCTTAGCTTGCTATTACCCATGGCGCGGCCGGAAACCCCAGTAAGCTTGCCGGCAAGATTGCGGAAAGGTATGACGATGCGCTCGTCTGATGTCAGGCGACCCTCATAGCCGCTGTTTAGTACCTCACACACCGCCATATCTTTGGCGTAATATAGGTCATCGTACCTTGCGCGAGGTATTTTTCTACCCATGAGATACTGCACGGCGCGATGGCTATCAGGTAGGTCTGAGATCCTAATCAACCCTATATCGACCAACCTCTTCTCGACCTCAGGCTTCTCTGGAAACTCCGGCTTAGGTATCAGATAGCGCGGCTGGCTGTTAGCGCCACCCTTCTCCTCACGGAATACCTCTAGCCTGTATTCCCGCGATAGGGTCGGATCAACCCTATCGAGCAGGCGAGACATGTTGGTGCTCACGCCACAGTTATGACACTTGAATACCAGAATACCCTTGTTCTGATAGATATAGCCTCGCGCCTTAGTCTTGCTTGATTCTGAATCGCCACAGAATGGACAGCGAAAGTTGAAGAGTCTATCACTCTTTCGCTTGAATAGACCAAGCTTGAACGATATCAGGCTTAGGTATTTGTGATCGATGTGGAGGTGCATGGGCCTATATTACACTAGACCCATGTCGATGTCAAGGAAAAACGATGGCTACTATTCGCCGTTACCGTTTCCGCCGTCACCGCCTTTAGATGAGCTACTCTTACCTGCACATACCCTGCGGCCTAGAGCATTGTAATAGACCTTTGGGCAACCTTTCCACTGCCCGAGGACTTTCGTATCCTCACCGCAGATGGAACAGAACGAGGTGCCTGGGCCTTGCTCCTTGAGATTGTCTCGAATGAACTGCTTGAACTTGACTCGCTTGCGACGGAGCATCGCCATCGGAGGACGACCGGGTTCACCCTTCGGACCGACGCCGACTCCGGCTATGTTACCGCCACCGACGGCGTTTGCTGGAGCATCCTCGTCCATCATATCCTCCTCAGCAGCATCACGATCACAGGATCCATCGGGATGTCAGATCCTATGACCGTCTCGTTCTTTTTACCTATTCCCTCGACCCTCTCAGGCCAATAGCCCATCAAGACGAGGAATGGTTTGATATACTGTAGTTGGTCGCGCATCTTAAAGACTATCATCTTAGTCAGAGCATCACGTTCGAAGACGTTGTACAGCGCGATCAGGTGATTCATGACGTACCTATCCTTCAGCTCACCAGTCTTTACGTACCGACTAATGAGCCTTTGAAGGTTGCGAATCCGTCCTAGATCCTCGTAAAACTCTGCCTCATCCAAGCAGGACGGATTCTCATAATGACGAGCGGCGAACAGCGTAAAGTTGCTGTCATCTAATACTTGCATTATCAGAATGTGCTGAGGGCGACCCTCTTCAATGTAGTCGTATTCACAGCGATGTATAGGTAAGTATTGCTGAAGAATGCCTGACCGACCTTATACCCACCGCTGGATGCATTGTTAGATCCGGGGTTAGACCTAAGAGTCGTGATGAAGTTATTAACCTTCAGCAAGCCGTTGGTCGTCATATTGACGTTGGCTGTCACGACGGTATTAGAGCACACGATCGTGGTATTCGCCTTCAACCTGACGCGCGCATCGAACACTGTATTCGATGGGATAGCGCCAAAGAAGTTTTTCACGGTGATGTTCTTAGAGACCGGCGTGCCGTTCGGATCATCGACGATCAGCAGCAAGTCAGGCGCCGCTGTAGTTGTCAATGAAGTTAGCTGTGAGACCTTCTTATCGGCCATCTGTTTTCTCCTACTTTATGATTTAGCCGCCGGTCGTGGCGGAGCGCACTGTGAAGGTGCCGAAGTTGTTTGACACTGATCCTGCGATCACTAGGTTAGCTGACTCAGCGCCGTTCGTGCTGATATTCAGGCTCACCAAGTTTGATGTGAAGCCGCCGTTGCCCGCAGTATTACCGAATGTCAGGGTATTCGCATTCACCTTATATGTGCCAGCGACACCAGGCTTGAAGCGGAACACAAGGGTGTTATTCGCATTGATGATGTCTGTTCTAGATGTAGAGGCCTTAGCATTAGCAGTAGCGATCAGAGTATTACCCGTGACCGTATTAGCGATCCTCAAGCGGATGATACCAGTTCCACCCTTATGGCGTACTGGCTCATTGAATACGATGTAAAGGTTGGCAGTCGCAGTGCGTTGCAGCGCATTACCACCTGTCGAGTTCGATGAGATGTATATCTGTGTGATCTCAGGGAAACCTAGGTGGGAGACGTTAGCATACCCATCGCTAGCAATCCCAGGATTAGCGGCGACAAGGATCTCGTCGCGCTGCGAGTTCGCACCATCCTTGCTGATATTGCGACGGCGCACCCAACCTTGATTAGTCGCAACCACATTGCGCTTCCAAGATTCGCGACCATCTGTCGCTCCACCGAAAGGTTGGAACCCGTATTTGATGCCGGCGACTGTATTTGCACCGGAAGCTGTATTCTCGGTATCTTTACCGAAACCCCATAGAGCCATAAGCGTTTCTCCTTCGCTTTTCGTTAAGCACTACTCAGCATTATGTAATTAGCAGGCTATTTAGACTTCTTTGCGCCGGATTTGGCCAGAGTCTCGCGCGCCTTTTTTGTAAGAGACTTGAGGTGTGAGCGACTCGGGCCCATACCCTTTGCCTTACGGTAAGGACCTTCGAACGGCGGCTTCTCTGTTGTGACCGCTTCAGGTACACAGTTAGGAACCATTCGGCCGCCTTTATTCTTCATACCCTTAGCAACATAACCAGACCAGCAAGCTTCATTTACTTTACTCTTAATTGCATTATTCAATGAATCGCGATTAGCATGAATTTTTTTAGTAAATTCATCCTTATCTT